ATAACTTCTTCTTTCTTCAAGTTACCTTTAACATAACCTAGTGCTCTAGCTTCATCAGCAGTGATATCAGCGGCAGTAGATTTGATTCTTGAGAATGGAGTGTGTTTAGTTCCGTTAATAACTCCAGATACCCAAGTCATTATACGAGAAATCATTTCAGGTGTTTGGGTTACAAGTCTAGCATCTGGGAATAAATAGTCGATATTCTCGATACCATAAGTTTGTACGTGAGAAAGAACCGCTTCTTTAAGGGACCCACATTTTTGAGCATTGGTTAAAATTGATTGGATATCACCGTGTGATAAAGTCTTCTTTGGGTCTTCTTTTTTGTCCTCTTCTTTTTCAAATACATTTTTTTTCATGTCTGTTCCTCCTTCAGATTGGGTAAGATTAGAATCAGTTTCGTCATCGCTAAGTGCGTGAGCTATCATTGCATATACTACATTTTTTTGTTCTTCGTTAAAAGTGTCAAATACATCTTTTACGGTTTTTTCTGAATCAGCATGTTCGATGTCATCATCAGTATCTTCAGGCTCTTCGTCATTATCAAACTCTAAACCAGAATGTATTATAGCTTCTGAATCATCAACTTCTATACTGCCATCGCTATGTTGAAAACTAAGATTGTCTATAATAGCCCCAGGATTTGCTCCAGCTAAAACTAGACTTACTTCGCGTATCATACCATGAAATACATTGTCGCCCTTTTGTTTTAATTGGTTGGCATGTATTGAAAGGGATTTAATATCGCCATGCTCTACTAGAGTTTGTGAATTCTTTCCACTTTCGGTGTCGTTAAACTTACAATATGCATACACCCCATCATCTCTATTTTCTAAAAGAGCGTGCCCCAATACGTTATTTGGGTCGTTGTGCATATGTTGCCATACTAATGGTACCGTTTGTCCGTCATGATGTTTAAATGCGTCTTTCATTATGGTACGACCATCGCTGCATTTAATGTCTACTTTGGTAGCGTATCCGCTAAAATTAAACTTTTTCATTTTTATCCTCCTTCGGTGTAGGTTCGCTTGGTTTTTCAGGTGTAACAGGAGGCACGGGATTAAGATTCTTATTTCTCAATTCGTTTGCTCCTTTGTCTTTAGATGGTTTATACCCCATAATAGCTCTAAATTCATTTGAACATAATATTTCATTCCTTGTGAATTTGTCTGCGGCTTCTGCTAGGTCTGTAAGTGCTACTTGCTTGAATCGACTTCTAAAGAACATTATTGATTGGTTTTGCGTTCTTGCCGTTTTTGTTAGGAATTTCCTTTTCATTTCATCTATTATTGCCATAAGTACAGGTTCGATAGTTCGATTTTGGTAATTCAACATTGTCTCTTCGTTAGCAGTACCATCAAATATACTCTCAGTTAATCCTAACTGGCTATGAAGCATTCTCGTCAGGTATTCGATTTGAGTCATAAGATTGTTATCAGCTGGACGATTAAGTTGAGTTACCTTTTCCGTTCCATCTATGTACGCGATACCATATTTTGACCCAGATAATTGAGATTCTATTTCTAGACGTCTTAATTCTGCTTGGTCTTTTCTTGCTTGTGTTCTTAATATGAATGGTAATTGTATTAATAAATCTAACTTTCCAGAACCACTTTGTTCGTCGATTGCATCTATCAGATTTAATTTCCTAATTAACCTTTTTAGTGTCGAGTTTGGCTCATTCATAATTGAATATAGCGGATTCTCTATAATCGCCACAGTATCTTTAGGCAATATTAGTTCTTCCTTTTGGCCAGTCTTCTCATTGTATATCCTAACTTTAATATGTGAGGGATACCATTCGAGAATCTGAGCAACTCTAAGTGTTAAAATATCATAACTACCAGAGATTGCTGGGTTTAATGTCGTATCCACGGGGACGATAGCTACACATCCCTCGTCAAATAGCGACATGACTGCATCTTGAATTAACGCCCTACCTGTTTGGTCAATGTTTGCAGTTGTTGTCAACGTTTCGTTAAAACTAGATTTTATAGTTTCAAGATAGTTACTATCGTCATCTAATCTTACGTGTTGTATAGTAAGTGCCGCTACATCGACCGCGATACGATTGTAAATTGGGGCTATCATAGAACGTTCGTTACCAGCACTTAACCTAACTCTGTCTGGACGTATACCATAACCAACTCCTACATTTTCGTATGTATACGCTCGACTCGGCTCTCGTGCTTTGAAGGCGTTCCACGCGTGTTGTAATCGAGTTTTTAGATTATCCTTCACTTTATCACCTCTCAGTTTATTGCGGCATCAACTAAACGTTTACCAATTTTTATAGCTGTTGCGTCGATTTCACTTACTCGCTTGTCCATTAATCTCATTAGTTGTTTACTACTTTCAACTTTCTTTTTGTATCTTGCGGCTTTCTTTGTTAGTCTGCTATACTTCTTGTTTAATCGCTTTAAGCTCCTGGCCGCTCTTCTTAACTTCTTTATACCACCAGGTGTCATACCATCCGCTAAAGTATCTACCGTCTGGGTCTTAAACTTATTTTCTCTTTTAGCAACTTTAGACAGTACTTTAGAACTCTTCACTTCTAGTTTCGCTATTTTGGCTCCATACTTTTCGTTCTTAGCTTTGACTTTATCTTTCTTAGCTTTGTAAAACGATTTGTCTCTAACTTTTCCCCACTTCATTCCTAAGATTCCAAAATGTTGTAGTACGTCATCATGGGTCATCGTGTCCTCCTATTCGAAAGCTTCTTTATTTGCCTTATACGCAATATAAGCGTCCATCAATGCAGAAACAGCATCTATCTTTTGTTCATAACGCTTCTTGTACAACTTACGATTACCGTTAGTATCTTCCCACGTTATACAATTACCCATAGCATACATCATTAAGTCTTGGTCGAACAACCACATTCGTTCTTCAGCTAAAGTCTTAATTTCTCCTAGAGGTACTGACTCAGTCTTAGCACCTTGTATAACTTTAACAACTCCGAATGGCCCGTTCTCAGTTTCCCATCTAGTTACAAATTCTTGAGCGTTGTAAGGGTCAAAGCCGAAACATCTGACGTCGTACAGTTGGTCTAGAATATGTCTCTCGATATCTTCGTAAATTACCATCATGTCAAGCACAAGACAATCTAAGACTATAAGACTTCCTTCTTTCATGAACGTCTCGTACTTAAGTCTAGCCGCTCCTGGAAGTTTGTTCAGGGTTAACGTGCTTATATAACAACGAGTCTTTACTCCAAACGAACCATTCCTTAAAGGAAATATGAAAGTGAACGCACAGAAGTCATCTCCTTGTGATAAGTCGGCACCCATAGCACAAGGCATAGACCAAAAGTTTTTAGCTCGGTGAACTAATGTTTCTTCGTACGTGAAGAAGTACGTAAACCCTTCCATTGGTAACCCAAAACGTTTTGCTAAGATATCGTTTCTAGCCGCTGGTGCTTTCTCTGCTCTTTCAACGTCTAGTTGGTAAACTTCGTACGTAACAGTCTTTCCAATGTTAGGATTCGCCTTTACCCACATCGCTGGGTCAGCAACTTCTTTAACATCGTCTAGTCGATAGTACCAAATCGAAACGTGAGGATTATTGTAGTCGCCTTTAAGTATGTCAAGTAACTCCATTTTGATTGTATCGCCACTACCGTTACGGATAGTTCCTTCTGAGCTAACTGCTATGATTAAATAGTCATCTAGTTTAGATGCTCCTTGTTCTATAGCTCCGATTACATCCTCACGTATGTCTCCTGACAACCACTCGTCCACTGTAGCCACTTTGACACGTAGACCTTGTAGTTTATCAATACGCATAGGACGAACCTCTATAAGAGACCCTGTGAGTAGATTCTCTATTCCCTTTTTAGTGGAGGCTAACTTCACTCTGTTAGCTCTCGACCCCGTTGTATTCTGCATAGATCCTTCGGTAAGGAATTGGAACAGAGGACCTCTCGCTCGGGTTATTGCTGTACGTATTGGCGACATAACTTCATCCGCCTGTTTCATTGTAGGAGCGGTAGTTACTTGGTGCGTAGTCGTAGTATCTATGTTGTGGAAGTACGATTGGATGCATGATAGGTATAACGATTTAGCTGCACCCCTACCTACGATTAAGTATTGTTTGGATATCAGTCTTTTCTTTATAACCTTTCGTACATACCTTCCGCCTTTTCTTCCAGGCTCGTATACGCTACGTTCTACGTAATAGTACCACCCAAATACTTGTTCTGCCCAAACTTTGAACGAATCCAATAATGCTAAATCTGCACCATCGGTTAACGTTAGCTCTGCTTCACAGTATCTGATGAATCCTTCTACTGCTGTGATGTCGTAGTACACTCCAGGATTGTCGATTAACGCATCTATACGGTTCATTTCTAAAGATACTTCTTTACATACTGCAATTTCTCCAGCTAATACTTGGTCTCTAAACATACCATAGTATTTCGGACATGCTTTGTTATCAAGACCCATAATTACCTCACTGGATTCGTACGTTTAGCAACCATTTTGGTTAACTGACCTTTAGCAAACGCTGTAGCTTGTTCTTTAGCCATACTTATTAGTAAGTCCGTTACAAACTTTCTACCTGCGGATACTTGTTTCTTAGTTAACTCTTTGTATTGTTTCTCTAGAGCTTTTCTTTCAGAAAACTTCTTAAGTTCTGCATTAGAAAGTTCACTAGCGTCTTTACCTTTTACTTTTTTGGTAATGTCGTGGTCTTCACTTGCTTTTTTAGCTACGGTTATTTTGGAAGCACCTTTTCGTCTTCCCCATTTCATTCCTAAAATACCAAAGTGTGTTAATACATCATTAGGCTTCATCGAGTACCACCTCCTCTACTGGTATTGGTTCGACTTGTGCTAGGAGTCTCCATTCATGCTGTATTGCTAATCTCTCCAACGAATCTAGTATAAAAGAAGACATAGGAGGGTCGAATACAAGACGCGTTTTAACATAAACGTAAGTCTTAACCGCTTCTAGATCTAGACGTCCTTCAAAGAATTCATCCCAAATTTGAGCTTTTGAAGATATCATATAACAAACAGCAGGACCCACGCCTAATTGGTTTAGAGTGAGAAACACAGAATTAATGTACATGATTATTTCAGCATCAAAGTTGGTTTCAATTTCCGCTATACCTAGCATTTGTTTTGTTGATGTTAATATGCTCTCCATAAAAACCTCCTATAAAATTGGGGTAGATGACATGTTATGCACAGTAACGTATTTTTTCTTAACGTAACCAATAACTTTAACCCATTCTTCGTCAACTTCTTCGTATGCTATTTTGGTATCTGGTTGGAAGGTCATTATTGGAGCGGATGCCATGTCCTTTTCCGTACGTAGGTTCAAAGGATTTGCTTTAGTTGTAGCGGTATCAGTTTTAGATTCTGGAACACCTGTTCCTCTTAAAATCTGTTCTGTTGAAAATTTCGTTTCTGTATACGTCGGAGTCTCACTACTTGCATGATGCATCGCTACTGGTTTACTATAGTTTTTCATTTTAATCGCTCCTTTATGCCCATGGGCAAGTGTCGTTTGGCGTACGTTCTATATAAGGTTTTGCTAATTGATTCTCGTCACCATAGTGAATCGCGTTATGAGTTTCCATCGATACACATATTAAGTTTTCAAGGTCGTACACTGAATTCCTATTAGATGTTAAATCAGTAACACATAACGGATTGATATGGTGTACTATTATTTTATTGTATATTTTAAAATCTGGTATAGCCAAATCACAACCGTTATCGCGAACTATTACTAGGTCACGTATATGTTTCCACTTGGAGGATTTATACAGTATTTGGTTGAGATATCGGCTATAACCAAATGTTATATCACTAACTACTCCACTTAATCGGAGATACAGATATCGTTCTTTGTGCGTTGGTAGTTGTAACAGTTCGCTATACGTCTTCGTCATCATCTACGCTACCTCGATAAGTACTCATTGAAGATAAGGCTTTCTTGTAAAGTTCTTCTATGTTTTTGGTTGACGTCAACGCGTCAGTCTTAGCTTGCATTAAAACTTTTTGACCTTCTAATATTTCTTTTTCAAGTTTCTCTTTGGTTGAACCTAATTTTAAGTAATGGGTTATTACTTGTGAGGACGCCGTACCTTTTGCTAGTTGAGTTTCTGCTAAATCGACAGCTAAAGATATTAGTTGGTTCTCTCTAGCTTCAATAGATTTTGCTGGGGGTCGGCGTCTTCTCTTTTCGTGATTTTCATCAGCCAAATTATTCCCCTCCATGTACATTCGATTCTAATTTTTGAATTTTGTACTCCTCTAACTCCGCTTTTAAACTTAAGTTATGTATGTAGCTAATTAATATTGTGAGGAGTACTATTAC